AAAAGAAAAAAGAGAAAAGAAAAAGAAGAAAGGAAAAAGAAAAGAAAAAAGAAAAAGAAAAAAGAAAAAAGAGGAAAGAGGAAAACAAGAAAAGACAAAAGGAAAGAGAATAAAGATGGAGAGAAGAAATGAGGAAATGATATAAAGAAATAATTGAGGGAAATAAGAAATTCCTCTCTATAATCAATTATTTTAAGAAAAATTAGTGATTGAGAAAAAATGGTAATATTAATCCTTGTGTAACATCAAAGATTCAATACATAAAAATATCGTTTTTGGAAGCTATTTAAGATGGATTTCCCTGATTTTCCAGACTTATTATCTTTTAATGATGAGAATGAAGACACCGAGTTTTATACAAGCTTCAAGGAAGCTATAAAAAACTATCATGAGTCCAATTCAGATGGAAAGAAACTGGAAGAGTTCATCGAAAGAATCAGAACAGGACCTCAGGCACGCAGCCTCTATTTCACAACAACTGAAACACATTTAAATTCCCCTTTGTTGCTGTCCGACCCTATGGATTATTTCGAAGATTTTGATGAGAGGAATTCTTGTTTCCCTCATAGGAATCTTGTATCCACTATACAATCTCTCGGATTCAATCTTGAAAATGTGGAAAAGGACCTTGATGGAATCCTATATCGGCTTCACACTGAGATAGTTCAATACCTTGTTGAAAATAAAGTAGGACAAGACTTCATACTCCATGAGGTGTTAGCAGATTCAGTACAAGTCTATAGGATTTCAAGCTCTCATTGGTATCAGCAACCCTTCACAGAAAGGGATAGCAAGGAACTGAGGCGACCACCAATGTCTTTGGAATATTGGTTTGAGAGATATCAATCATGTTTGGAACTAAAGAGAGTTATATCACGATTTGAAAGATCCCAGTCTGATGTCATAAAAATAAACAAAAGACTAACTTTAATTGGACAATACTTTATCTGGAACACTATGAAAGATGGTAAAATCGTAGTTTTAAAGACTAATTTTCTGATAGGAGCTCTTGACATTTCCACAATGCAGTTCAACATTAGGTTGATATCCTGGTTGGATGATCAAACTGTTCCAAAGCCTGTCCCATTATATGATGCTGTTGACAGACTTTCCAAAATTATGGAGTGCTATGTGCGCCATTTCAAGAACCAGTCATACAAGGTCGCGAAGAATTTAGAGGCACTGATTGTTGGAAAGTGTCTGGAGAAAATGGATCCTGATTTACCGAACACACTCTATTCTTATACAAAATCAGATCTCATCTCACAAAGCTTGTTAAGAGAAGGAGACATGCTCCTTTCATTTATAGAGGAATATAGCTCTTTCCCTGAAGGACTGAAAATACTGATCAATTGCACAGGGATTTCAAAGAGTTGGGGAAATCCAACAATCAACTCTATAAAAGGAATAGAAAAGCTTAAAGAATTAACAAGATGTGAGAAGATCCTTGATCCGATTGTTTTGAAATCATCACAAGCCATGTTTAGAAGAAGGTTCTGCAAGGAGTACTTTAGAAAACATGGAAAATTTCCAGAAGTGAGACTAAATGATTATGACCTTTTGACTATCCACCCTAAAATCTTGAGTGTGATAAAAACAAGAAGATGGTTTAATGAAGACTCTCTCCCAAAAATGACAGATGATGATTGGTTGAGTTTCAAATTTGATAAAACTCTAATTTTTGATTACATAGAGAATATAGAGAAAATCATTTCTGACAAGGCGATCGCCCAACCCCTGAAAGATTGGTCCCAAGATTATTGTTTGTGCAGTTTTAGGCGGAGTGGTCAAAGAAAGCCACCTTTCAATAGGAACACTACAAGATTAATGAATTTTATACTGGAGAGTGAAGAAGATATAAGTATTAGGAAGATATTTGATTGTGTTGATAAAAGGGAGATCCCCTTGGATTGGATGAGAATAAAATTGCAAGATAAGGAACTAGAATTAAATGATGTTGGAAGGAAATTCTCCACACAGACCCCTCACATTAGGTTATGGCAAACTGTTAGTGAGCATAACATTGGGAAGGGTGTCATGAAATATCTCAATTATCAATCAATGACAATCGGTGAGATACAGACTGAACAGAGAGTAACAGCCATGGCTAAACTGCAGGCTGCATCCACAGGATACAACCTTTATTTCCTCAACTTTGACTTAGAGAAATGGAATATGTGTTTCAGGTGGGAGACAGTTAAAGACCTTGCAGATGATATGGACAATTTATTCGGTATGCGTAATAACATCTGTTATTCGCATGAATTTTTCTCAGAGTGTGTATTCACATACCCCAGTACAGTTGCTCCCAAAATAGGTGACCATGGTTATCCCCTGGAAGGACCAGGTTGCCATATTGGTCAGCCTGGAGGTTGTGAAGGATTACGACAAAGACTGTGGACTGCAATGACAGCTGGAATAATTGACAGTTGTGCTGATCAATTGAAAATACAAATTTCACTTTTGTGTCAGGGAGATAATCAAACAATCCTAGCCAAGATTAAGGGAGGAGAAGAGTACCGTCTTATGGAATTGTTAAATCTGATTAAGACAAACCTGGAGAAAGCTGGAATGAAACTCAAATCAGAAGAGACATGGATGTCTAAGCATTTAGTCTCCTACAGCAAGCGTTATTATATTGATGGCGCTGCGGTTGATGATTTCCTCAAACCG